AGGATCAACAATAGCGACGAGGTTAGTCATCGGTACGTTAGCTTTCTGTAGTGCGTACTTCGCACGAGCAAAATCGGTAACAGCGATTACGTCGTTGGTTCCTGTGCCAACAAAACGGTGATCACCACCATTAATCGTGTTAAGATCTGAAGCAGTCTGTCCATCAGGACCTACTTCAAGAATCCGTGTTTCCATCGCTTTTGCGATAGCCCGTGATTGCTTAGGCACAAAGGAGCTGACGAGGCGGGACATATAAAAAGAGTCCTGCTTCATCTTCTCTGTGATGTACGTAGCACTCGACTTGTACTGGTCAATAGTGAACGTGAAGTTACCAGTGTCCATAGCATTATAGTTGACCTGCTGACCTTCAACATAATCTTGGATTTCAGCTTGACCAATACTAGGGATATTAAGTGTGTCGCCATCCGGAAAATCGGATACCATATCGACATACTTCATTGCAATCAGCTCATCTTCAAGAACCTCTTTAATCTGCGAACTCCAGAGGTTAGATCGAATGAGATGTTCATTGTTAGTTGTAGCAAAACCAGCCATAGTGGATAGTTCCTTTTATCTCATTAGTTATAAAATTCCTCTCCTAGAGCCTGAGCTAATTTGTGCATCCTGTTCTGTACAGCCGGAGTCCAGTATTCACTAGGATCTGATTTCCGTATTTTCTCGAAGTCCGAAAACTTCATCTGTCCAGAAGAAGCACCCCCCATAGTAGCAGAGGTATTACTCTGGTTACTGATCACAGAAGAATCCCCAAATACGTTACTCGAAGAAGCTGGTGTAAGAGGAGCGTCCTCTAATCCGAGTAGGTGACTGAAAGCTTTAGGCTGGGACTTAGCCAGATCATCTAGGAATTTCTCACCGAGACCTAACTCGGCTGCTCTTTCCTTCAGTTTGATCTGGAAGTCTTCGCCGTAGTGCTTCAGCAACTTAGCCTTGACTTCTTCTACGTTTCGTGTCTGGTTGATCTCCTGCTCTCTCTGAGAAAGCTTTTGCTCAAGAAGAGCCTCGATCTGTTCGGGTGACAATCCTTTTGAATCGCCAGCGGGTTCGGCAGGAGGTGTGTCCTGATTAATTGGCTGTCCGTTCTGCGGAGGAGTCTCTTTCGTGTTCGAATTCATCTTGTCCATAAACTCTTCTAGAGAAGTCCTCGTTTTAAGTTCATCCCGTAGTCCCTGCATCTCTGCTTTCAAGCGGTCAACAAACATGTCAGCTTCAGCTTTACCTCTTGCGAGGTCTCCTGCTGATTTAAACTTTTTGTCTTCCCCTACCAGTTCAGCAAGGTAATCTACTTCAGCAGGAGCACTAGGTGCGGTCGGTTCTGCTGGTGTAGTAGTCGGCGTGAAAAGGTCGCTCTCACTCATAGTCTTATTTTCCTTTTGCAAACTTTGTCAGTTTTTGAATCTCCAGCAGTTGTTTAATTCTGCCGAGGTGGTTTGCCTGTAGCAAGGCCCAATTTGGATCTTTGAAACCTTCAGGCGATAGTTTTTCTCTGTTTAGTGAATCTATCTGTTTATCCAGTATGTCGTGGAGCCTGCCTATTACTATAGTAGAGTTTCTGAGGAGGCTTTCGAATTCTTCTTTTTTCTTCGGGTCTGAGATATGAGAAGACCATTCAGTGATCATTATGCTGCGTTCTCCAACTCTTCTTCTAGAAGCTCGTCGGGATCAGCGTCGTCTTCTGATAGACCTGAAGGGGTTAAAGCTTCTGTCTCTACCTGTTCAGCGTTGGAGTTCTGGATGCGTTGGGCGTTAGCCTGCTCGTTTAACCGGATGAAAGGTTGCACCAGTTTGAATTGCCCGATGTCCATAAGGTCTTCAGAAAGCTTCGCAAGACCAAAGCTGGAGAAGTGAGCCCTGACTTCCGGATCACTGCCCAAACCACTCTGATACCACTGCGAGATGTTCTGTATTTGAACAGCTTTCTCAGCGAAGTGTTTAGCGCCTACAGGACGAATCCTGCCGATCGCTGTGATGTCGTCCTTGGTGATATCCTCGAAGGAGATAGCTTGGAGTTCGTCGTCTATTACTCTTACAACAGTGCTATCGAGTTTCCTGCGAGCCATTTCCAGCATAGCATTCAGCAGAGGTTCCAGCAACTCTTCCTCGAACTGGAGGATCTTAGCTTGGAATATCCTTGAAGCTGCATTCTCTAGGCGTTGCACCTCGAAGGCTGTCTTCTCTCCGGGAGAACGGATACCGAGAGACTCCTTGGGGGAGCCAGCCATCTCTTCCATCTTTTGTTCTAGTTCACGAAGTTCTAGGTTGACGTTCAAGATATTCGTATCTGGGCCGATGATCTCTACGTCGCCGGTATCCCCTACGTCGATGTTGGCAAATGGAGCCCACTCGAATGCTTCTACGTAACCCTTGATCTTCTTAGGAGGAGCAGCAAGGAAGTCCAACACGTCTGCTTTCAGATTCTCTAGGTGGTCCAAGCGGTACTGCATACCAACGAGGTTGTCCAGTGGACCCATCGCCCAGAGGTTATCCTGACGTACTCTCCAGCCTGTGTGGTAAATCGGGGGTACGCCGAAGATAGCGTCGTTCACCTTCTTACCGATTACCCGGTGACGATCAACCACGGTAATCTTGTGGTTCTTCATCAACTCTCCGGTATTCTCGTCGTACAGATCTCCGTAAAACGTGAGGACTTCGACAAACCGAGAACTGAGATAGGCACGGAAAGAATCGAAACCGTCAACGCGGTAGTAGTCGTCTTTCTCTGAGACCTTAGTTCCACCGTGGCCACCGGCCCTAGCGGAGTTGCGAATCTCTTTGAAGTAGGCTAGAAGCTTTTCTGTCTCTTCCTGATCTTCTGGTACTGAGAAACTCTTGACTAGCGCTTCGAGCTGACCAACAGATACAAGAGCTCTGGTGATTTTCGGGGAGTCTTCAAACGACGTTGCAGTCGGGTCGAATACAATATCGAGGGGAGAGATACGCAGAGGCACAGGGCCAACAAAACCAGCTCTATCTCCGTCATCCGTTGCAATCCTTTCGTCTACCCATTCTACGCTGCCTATAGGGTTTCCGTAGTCGATGTAGTCTAGTACGAGTTTCTTTAGTTGTTTCTTTACCCGAGGCTCACTAACCAAGTTCTCCATGAAGAGCTGGATAGCTTTCTGCTTCTCTTGATCTTGTTCCCTAGCACCTTCCCACTGCAGCCATCCTCGTCTGGGAAACAAGGAGGACATATAATTAGCAATGAGGTTATCTCTGATCTGGCAGAGCTTCGGAATAGTGGTGGTGTTCTTCCAAGGAAGGTTAGAATTAGTTGTGTGAGTAGTATCCGTAGCGAACACGTATCGCCGGATTTCGTCCCACTCTGTTATTTTCTTTCTGCGAAGATTTTCCCACGACTGCCAAGTTGCAGCAATCTGTGTCCCTAGTTGATCAGGGATCAGGACATCTTCTAGGTCTAGGGTTTTAGTGACCAAGGTTAGTATCCTCCACCGAATCGGTTTTGTGATGCGGTTCTGTTGGTGTACACACTAGAGAGCTGGTTAGAGAAGCTCGAGGAGTGCATACTAGGAGCTACACAAATTTCTATGCAGCTTGCGAGGGAGTCTTTTACGTCGTCGTGTGGCGGGTTCTGCAGGACTAGTTCATCCTCTAGTACTTGGCAGTTCCCTCCGGGATAGTGGTAGACCTGCAGGTTGTCGTATCGTGGCTGCAGGATAGCGTTCATCCGTTCTTCTTTGGATCCCTGATACCGGGTAGGCCGGTAGGATTCTACGCTGAGAGCCAAACCATGCTTCCTGATGTAGTTCTGTTTCAGGTCGTTCACGATCATCTCTTGGGCTACGGTAACCTCAGCTCTGATTTTCCTGAAGTCCCATTTCTGGTGTAGCCTGAGAATTTCTTTAAAGTAGTCCGCAATCTTGTCTGTCTTAAACCGGGACACATCCAAGACGTAGTAGTTGTGGTCGGAGTCGATCCCTACAACGGAGATAGCTGTGTAGTCTGCTTTCTTAGCTAGAGAGAAAGCGAAGTCCACAGAGGCGAATACGTTAAGTCGTCTGCCTTTGTAGTGCCATTTTCCTTCTCGTCTGGAGAGGTGATTTCTTTCGTAATATTGGAAAGTGTCTCTGGAGATAGCTGCAGACTCGGCGTCATTCGGATTATTGTAGTATTGTGCTCGGAATTGTATTCGATCGAGATATTGTGCCCGCTTCTTAGCAAGGATTCGATCATCGAAACCAAACCACTTACCGTCGTATCGTTGCTGTCGAGGCCAAAGGAATTCACCAGTTCCGTCTCCGATATTCTCCACCTGTCTTTCGAACATCTCGTACAGAGGTTCTGAAGAGGAGACATTCCCCAGTTCATCCAGTGTTTCCACCTCCATCTCTCTGAGATCGTTGTAGAGGTCTCTTGGGTGGTATCGGGTTCCTACAACCCACTCTTGGGCGTCGGCACCTTCAATACTACTCAAGAATGAATACTGGGTACGTACCTTGTTCCTGCCGTCTTCGTGGTAGGCGTTCTCACCTACGACAACATCATCAAGAATGGCAATATCGCAGTGCAGACCTACAATTCCGGTTGTGAGTCCTGCAGTGAAGACAGTCGGGTCTCTGACCGCTTCGGCTTTCCTGAGAGGGTGGTCAACCGATATTTCTGATTCGGTCCACTTCTCCCGTTTACCTTCCATCTCGTCTACCATCTCTGGCCAGTACATGCGGTACTTGTCGCACGTCAAGATGTCTTTGATAAATTTTAACTGCTTGGTAGCAAGATTAGCAGTCGAGGAGATATACAGTATTCTTACGGTGGGATCTTTTGTTATCTCCCAAGCAGCGCGGTAGGCTACCAAGGCAGACTTCATGTGATCCCGAGGGAGCAAGAGGAGCTGGTGGCTTTTGGATTCCTCCTTACACCACCAGTTTATAACCTCCTTGTGAATACCCCCGAGTACTCGTTGGGGATGAACCAAGTTGATAAACTTCTCTAGGGAGGACTCTGCAGCCTGCCTGACTAGTTCACGTTTGTCGTCTTTACTTTTTGACACTACAGCCATTTATTAATCTGTATCTTAATAACTCGTTTGACTGCTGCTGCAACAGGAGGAGCACCGGGGATGAAGGTTTCCGACATTGAAGCAAGCCCTATTGCGGCTGCACTTAAAGTTTTAACAAAGAATCTTGCTGTAGTTAAAGTTGCAGTGCCTACTGCGGTAACTACTAAAGAAACGGCTCTGGTAGAGGCTGTAGTTATAGTTGCTGTACCTACCGCTGTTGCATTCAAAGTTTTGCTTATATTTTTTAGTAGTGTAGCGGTTCCTACTGCTGTAGCTGTTAAGACTAGTGCAGTAACTTTATTTGTAGTTGCCGTTGCCGCTCCAATCGCTGTAGCAGAGAGTGTTCTGACGAAGGTCGTTACCGTAGTCAACACAGGTGTACCGATAGCTGTAGCAGCTAAACTTTTAACAAATACGAAGGCATCCGTAATTACTGGTGTACCTGTGGCTGTTACAGGTAAAGTTCGAAGATACGTAGCTACCGTAGTAATCGTTGGAGTTCCAAAACCCGAAAAAGAAAGTGTGATTCCAATATTACGTATAAACGAAGCAGTACCTACCGCAGTAGCAGAAAGTGTCCTGACGAATGTAGTGATTGCAGTTAATACAGCAGTACCTACTGCAGTAGCACTTAGATTTACCGTAAAAGAGTTGACAAATGTTAATACAGCAGTACCTACCGCAGTAGTAGAAAGTGTTCTAGGATAAGTTGCTATCGTAGTTAATACTGGTGTGCTGATAGCTGTGCTTGTTAATGTTCTTAGATATGTTGCCAGTGTTGATAAAACTGGAGTTCCGGTTGCTGTAGCTGGTAAACTTCTGACGAAAATTACTCCGGGTGTTAATACAGCAGTTCCAATAGCCGTAGCAACCAGAGTTTGTACTACCAATTGTACGGGTGTTAATACCGCTGTACCTACCGCTGTAGCAGCTAGTGCAACCACATAGGTTATAATTGCAGCTAAAGAGGCGGTTCCGGTGGCTGTAGCTGAGAGTGTTTTCGAAACCTGTTTAACAAAAGAAGCAGTTCCTATAGCCCCTGCTCCGATGCTTTTTAGAAAGGTTGCGGCTGTGGAGAGTACAGAAGTTCCGGTTGCCGAAGAAGTTAAAGTTCGAATAAATGTTGTGGTGGATGCGAGAGTTGAAGTTCCGGTTGCGGTAGCTGTAAGAGTTTTAGGAGTAGTTGATCCTGAAGCAGTATAAATAGCAAAGCCAATTGATGACCAATATTCATTTGCGCCACTATAACTCCAAGTGCCACCGCTAATCGTGCCCGATGAAGCAAGAGGTGCTGTTTGTGCCGATAACGCGCCGTCACTCCCACCTGCATAGCCATCGTCGTATTGTAGTGTCCAGTCGCCCCCGGTTTCGCCGGTAAAGCTCGCTGCTGACTCATCATCGTTGATGCCGGTAAAACTGATACACAGTCTATCAACGTCAGTAGTTGTGACGCTTGGAGCACCCGGACTCTTGCTTTGCGTCCACCCTGAAGCGGGATTGCTAGCGGTTCCTTCAATCTCGCTGCCACCCGACACACGGTACATTCTACCGATATGGGGATCACCAGAAGTTAGTCCGGTTACTGACTCGCTACCACTTTCAGCCCCCGTAGCAACCAAGGTCCATATTTCAATGTGTCCTTCGGCGCTTTGCAGGCGACTGGTCAAGCCAGTCCAACTTCCACCCGGACCACTTGCTGTTGCTTGACCGTTGTTCCCGTTCACATAGACGAGGATCAGCAGATCGCCGCTGTTCACCGTTCCCGGATATGAAACAGAAAGGCTAGTGCCGGTTCCCGTTGCGACTGTGCCGGGAGTTTCTAGGACAGGGATTGCCATGTACTAAATCAAATAATCATCCAGACCAACGGCCCAGTCCCCAACGACTATAGCGACATCGATACCATCAATACGAACATCGTCAATTTCTTCATAGACTGTTGCTGCCCAAAGGTCTGCATCACTGGCGAGCACAATATCCTCGGAACCATTTTTGCCAAAGATAATCCGGTCACCCTCATCAAAATTGAGATCATCAATACGGTCTAGTTTAACACCCCCACTTAAATCTTTCCAATCAAAGTAGAAGGTGTCTGCCCCTTCGCCTCCAAGCATGATATCACGATCTTTACCCCCTTGGATAAAGTCATCACCAGCACCGCCTTCAATAGTATCACGACCGCCTCCGCCTTTCAACACGTCGTTACCACCATTACCGAAGATTGAATCCCAGCCACTCTTACCAGCTAGAATATCATCCCCTGCTGTTCCATTTAAAATAAGACCTCTTGGCATATCGTTAAATTTCCTTTGTGTGATATTACGACCAAGTTAGATCAATCGTAAATTCAATCTTGTCATTCAGAGTTAAAACAATCCCCGTGAAATCACCGTGGACAATCAAGGAACCGCCGGTGCTCTGATCAAAGGAGCCAGCATTAGTAATAGTCTTACTGCCGTCAGCGGTAATCGTAGCGACCAAGCGGTTGGTATTACTGGT